TAGGCAGCTAAAAAACGAATTTCTAGTTAGTCTCATGACCGGGCGTAGCAATCGTGATGTGATCAATCTCATTTCAGAGCGGTTTAATACTGGTCGGAATAATGCGCGTAGATTGGTTCGAACAGAATCAGCTTTTTTCCATAATGAAATGGAAGCTCTAAGCTATGAAGAAGCCGACATTGAATATTATCGTTTTATCGCAGTCTTAGACAAACGTACATCGGCAATTTGTCGTGAACACGATAATAAAGTCTATAAGGTTTCGGAACGCAAAACGGGTGTCAATTATCCACCATTACATCCTTGGTGTAGGTCAACAACTGTCGCGCATTTTGACGATGTGGATTTAAGTAATTTAGAACGTCGTGCGCGTGACCCTGAAACAGGAAAGGCTCAGTTAGTTCCTGCCGACATGAGTTATGATGACTGGTATGACAAGTATGTCAAAGATGAGAAAGTTGTTAAGAACAATGAAGAGGCTATCGAACACGAAGAAAATAATAAAATATTTATGGCTGATAAAGCAAGCGAAATAGATAACTTTTTCAAACAACAGAAATCTTATCAAAAGTGGTATAATGGACTTAGCGAGGAGCAGAAGAAAGCGATAAACTATTATACACGAGAAGAAGGTTATACTAGAATCAACGGTATATTGAGAAACGGTAAAGAGAATTATGAACAAGAAGTTTATCGTTTGGCCTATGATGAGGATAGACCTTATATCAAAGAAACGATAAAAGAAGCTTCGCAAGCAATGGATGTTCTGAAAACTGTTAATGATTTTGTCCCTGAAAAATCATTTAAAACTTACCGCGGAATTTCTTTTTGGGATAGAGAGGATATTTACTCAGAATTGCAGATTGGAGAAAATACCATTCTAGACCGAGGATTCATGAGCACTTCCTTGGATCAAACGATTATTGATGATTTTGCCGACGGAGGCAGGGAATATCGGTTTGAGATTACAGTTCCAAGAGGTTATACAAAAGGGAAGTATATTGGTGAGTTGAGTGATGTTTCACACGAAAAAGAGTTTTTATTTAATCCAGAATCTAAATTCAAAATTATTGATATCAAGACTGAAGGAAGCGTCACCAGAGTAGTAGCGGAGGCAATATATGATTAAAGAGCGTTTTTTAGAACCTTTCAAAGATACTCCAGAAGTGCGAGTACAAGTATTATTCAATAGTGGTCTTTGTCCAATGAAGGATTGTATCACTTTTCTGAAGTCAGCAAGTGATGATGAGTTGCAAAGAATAGGGAAATCTATTTTAACGTTATATCCCAGCGAAATCTTGAGACAACTGACAAATCATCGCAAATCTGATATTGATTACAGCTTTATTGATGATTATACTAGTACTTATGGAATTCCAATAGAATATACCAGTACAGATAAGAGTAGAGCAATCGCCTTACGCCAACTTTTGAAGAGGAATCCCAATTTGACGGCGACGGAATTTTGTAAAAAGATATGATTAAAAAAACTAAGCACTTAGAATAATCTAGGTGCTTTTCTTATACTTAAAAGGAGGAACAGAAGATGTTTATATGGAATTGGATAGTGATTGTCTTTGAGTGGTTGTT